ATTAGTAAATAAAATAAGTACCTTTATTTGGGTTTTCTAATTGACTTGTAATAGCGTATCTCATTGCATCTATTGCGTGATTATATGCATCTATTGGTTTATTTAATTTTACTCCTGTTTTATCTACTGTCCATATATAGTTTCTTAACTCATTTATTAAATTCTTACTTCTTGAAGTTACATATATCTTATTTTGATTAAGTAAATTAATACCATATACGATACTATCTCTACCCTTACTAACAGGTAATACATTATGTCCGTATGTATTCAATTCAGCAATTGATTTTGGTTCGGCACTATCTGCGTGTATTATATCCTCAACTTCATTTGCTTTTAATAGATTAGATATTTCGCTATTTAATAAGCCTTTCTTATATATTATTTCATCAAATATATAAGCATCATTGTATTTGTACATTGCAACTAAAGATGTAGGGTCATTAGTATATCCAAAGTCCATTCCGTAACACAATATTCTCGCTTCTTGTGGTAAATCTATTTCCTGCCAGTCAGTTATACATACTCCTTCTAAACTTCCAGTCTGTCCAAGTCCATATACTTGCCACCAATTTGCCCAATATGTAGAAGTCTTTGCTTTTTCTTTTGCTGATTCTATTTCTTTTATAATAGTTTCACTTAATGCTTCGTTATCTAAATATGTTAATGTTATAAAGTCTACATTATCTTGAGTTAGTATTTCTTTATCTACCCAAAATGTAGAAGCTGGATTATAATCTAACCATATATCCCCTGATGTTCTAATAGCCATTTGATAATAAGAATCAAAATCTATATTATTACACTCATTAACATATAATATATTTCTTCTTGCACCTCTTAATTTGTCAGGTTGGTCAACAGAAAAGAATTCAATATAGCTTCCATTTGCAAATGTATATTTTAAAGTACTTTTGTTAAAGTTAGCATCTGTATATCTACCAAGTGCCATTATAATTTTCAAGAAGTCTTTTAATGCACCTCTACGTAAATGTGGTATTGATTCTGAAACTACACTTATTTCAAGCATAGGTTCTTTTATTGCCTTATCAATTAACAAAGGAAGTATTCCAAATGTTTTTCCAGCTGATGTTCCACCTCTAATAACTTTAATACGTTGCTTTAAACGTAATAACTTTCTAATTGCAGTAGTTAATACAAACTCCATATAATAGTGTCTTAAATATCGTCTAATGTGTCTATATTAAATATAGGTTGTTCATTCGTTACTGTAATATCTTTTGTTTCTCTCGGTTTACCTGCATAGTAGTTATAGAACAATTGAGTGAATTTAAAATCTCCTTTCTCTAAACCTTTTTCTAATGCCATAAAAGCTAAAGGTTCTAACACACCTAACTTTTCTATTAATTGTATTTCTTCTGCTTTTGATTTACGACCGCTATTTGAGTGTCCACCATTAAACTTTCTTTTATCCATAATTGAAAAAATTTATTATCAAATTAAAAATAATAGTTTTTGTTTATTGTTTTTTAAATTCTTCTAATAGTTCTTTTAAATCAACACTATACATTTGATTAAATGAATAATCAATAGCCCATTCTGCAAATGCAATAGCAAACTTGTCTTTTTCTATTTGTTCTTGTTTTTTTCTATATCCTGAATCTTCATATTGTATTACATTCATCTTATTTCTTTTTATAAGTTTATTTGTATTTTAATTGTTGGGCAGCTTATTTTATGTTTACCATTTTCTTGGTTACAATATTCGCATACTTCCCAATAGTAATCACATTGATTATTTATATTAGGTGGTTTTACAAAGTATGATTGTCTATATTCACTTGGTTCTGCTTTATATCTGTAACAAGTTGAACTTAGTTCGCAATTGTTACCACTACACATTGTTATATCTGGCATCTTATTTATTTTTATAAAGTTTACTTAATTCTTTTGAGACTTCTTTCCAGTGTTCTGATTGTTGTTCTTTACCTAATACTAAAGTTCTATTGTATTCTATTGAATATTTGTCGAATAGTATTTGTGCTCTTTCTTTTGCTGATATGTAACTTTGTTTTAGTTTCATATAGTTTTCTGCTCTTTCTTTTGCTGTCATAACTTTTCTATTTCTTGTTTTACTTCTCTCCAATAGTCTATATCATTTTTTAAAGTACTATTTAATAAATGAAACGATTCAATATTTAATATTTCATCAACCGCAATTAATGCAGTAGCTTTTGATATGTATTCACTAACAAAATCATCCTTATTTAAAGCATACATTTTATCTACTAACTCTTTTGCTTTTTCTTTTGGTGTCATAGTCTTATTTTATTATTCATCTTATAATATGCTTCAAGTCTTTCTATTAGCATTATATGTTGTTCTGTTCCTTTTGTTTCTTCTAATAAATCTGTTAGCTTATCTATTATGTTATACGTTTGTTTTCTTTCTTCTAATCTATTTTGTAAAGCTATGTTTTCAAATTTTAGTTTATATATTTCTTTTTGTAATTGTTTTATTTCGTTATCGTCTTCTACTTCTTCTTCTGTAAAGTTACAAATTAGTTTAAGCTTTAAATACTTCAATTCTTTATTGTATTTAGAATATATCTTAAACATTTTTAAAGAGTGTATTACTGTAGCGTGGTCTAAATTAACAGACTCTCCTAATTGTTGTAATGTAATGTGTGGTTTCAATTTTTTCATTACAGTAAAGTATAAGCTTCTTAACTCTATTGTTTGTTTCTTTCTATTTAGAAGTGTTATATCTGTTTTTGTTTCTTCTAAAATTAGTTTGATTATTGTTTCTTCCATTTTACTTTTATTTTATTTTTATTGTTTCTTACTAATTCTGTTAGTACATTAAACGATACTACTTCTATTGCTAAATGTATACCTTGACATTCTTCGTATTCTTCTAATTCTTCATAGTGCTTTAATATACCTCTTGCTTCTGATAAAGTCATACCTTTTTCTATTTCATATAGTGTAAGGTTATAGTGGTCTATTGCTTTATCGTTCATTATTTGTCTTTAATAAATGTACCATTTTCCATTTTACCTGTTCTTTTAGATATAACATTATAAGCGCTATTAATACAGTCTTCTATATTATATCCAGCTAACTTAGATAGGTTAGTTAATACTACAACACAATCACCAATAGCATCAATTATTTCTTCTTTATCATTATTTAATAAAGCTTTAGCTAATTCACCTGCTTCTTCTTGTAGTTTTATATATTGTGTCTTTACATCTCCTTTGTCAAATATTCCTTTTTGTTCTGCCCAGGTTCTTATATTACTAAATATTTCTATTTCATTATATTTACCTACATTTAAGAAATTTAATAATGCTTCTATATATATGAATCTTTCTTTATTATGTTGTGAGCTAGCATTATTTTCTAATATCCAATTTATAGTTTTATTATCAAACTCTATATGGTTACCATTTAATAACTCGACTAACATAGGAAATTTATATCCTGTTAATTCTTTATCTTCCGTGCCTTTAAATGTTAATGTTCTTTCCGTAACGTGAATTATTTTTGTCATAATCTTTTTATTTTTATTAATTATTAATTGTAAATATGAATTTTTATCTTGTTTGTAATTAAATAATTTTTGAAAATGTATTTCTAATTTTGAAGCGTGTTTAATATTATTTGTTGACGCTAATATTTCGTAGTTATTATAACCTTGTGTTTGTTCTACTCTTTTTTTTAAATTATTAGTACAACCTACTTTAACATCTTTAATATGATATATATAAAACATATTATACTGCTACTTTAGCTGTTATTTTTGGCCCACATTTATAATTTATTAATTCTAAAATTTCATTATTATATTTATATTTTGGCAAATCAAATATTGGTTGCTTTAAATATTCATAAATTGATTCTATTTGATTTTTATATATATGAGCATCTATTATTTGTATTTCTATTTTATTTGGTTTTAAATTAGTTTTTAAAGAAATATATAATAATATTTTTGAAAACAATGCAACATCATAAGGTATGCCTAAAAATAAATCACCAGAACGTTGAACAATAAACATATTTAATTTATTATTTTTATCAATATAAAATTGAAAATATAAATAACAAGGAGGCAAAGCCATTGCATTTAATTGTATTGGATTCCATAAAGAAATAATATGTCTTCTACTATCTTTATTATGTTTTAAAGACGTTATCAAAGCTTCTAATTGATTTATATTATTACCATTGTAATTAATCATTTGATACCCGTAAACAGGCCCCAAATCACCAAATTTATTTGCCCACTCATCCCAAATAGTTACACCAGCGTTTTTAAATCTTTGTATATTAGTTTCCCCGTTAATAAACCAATCAAATTCTGTATCAAATATTTTTTTATATATTTTTCTTCCAGTTATTATTGGAAATTGTTTTGATATATTAATTTTAATGCTTTGATTAAATAAAGAATAACTACCAACTCCTGTCCTGTCATCCCTTTCAATTCCATTAATTAAACAATTATTTAGTATTTTTTTATAATTATTTTCAAATTTACTCATTTGTTTTATTATTTGAATTATTTAATGCGGCTATATACCCAACGCAATCAAGCATTGTATCTTCTTTTATATTATATGCCATTCTACTTATTTTTAAAGCTATCATACATTTATAAAAATCTTCTTTGCTTATTTCTTTATTGCATAATATCGATGCTACATCAGCGGCTTTTTTCATAGATTCATCAAATGGCCCATACATTCTTTCTTTTTCCTCTGAACGTAAATTAATAATTTTGTTCGCTTCTTCTAAAATATTCATTGTTTATTTATTTTTAATTAATATTTTGTAAAAATAACATTTATTTTTAATTATATTGCTTATTAACATTTATTTAACTATTCTGTTTTTAGTTTAAGTAAGTTCCAACATTCTACATATCTTTGCTTTGCTTTTCCTTTGTGTATTTCTTTAAACAATTGATATATTTTTTTTGTATATTGATATTTAGTTTTACATTCAGCTAAATACTTTTCTGCATATTTCTTACCATATCCTTTACAATAGTTCACATTATCAGCGGTATCTCCTATTATCATTTGCTCGTAAAAGTTATACATTGCTTCTTCTTCAGATATATCATAAATTACTTTATGCTTTATATGATAATTATACATCAAACAAGGGAACTGCTTATAGTCTTTATCTATTGAAACTATTATCACATTATTTCTACCTATTTCTTTTGATAATTCAAACCAGTATCTTGCTACCATATCATCTGTTTCACATCCGTAACCCCAAATAGAATCATATTGTTCTTTCACATATTCGTGCATTTCATTTAACAAAGGTGGTAAATTGTTGTAATCTCTATTAGCTTTATACTTTGGTGTAATGTATTTTCTAAAGTTTCCTTTTGAACCTGAAAATGTTTTCACTTCATTTATTTCGTAAACATCTTCTAAATAATTTATGATAGACATAAACACTTCGTCAAATTTAGCTATTGCATCTTCTATGTTGTGATAAAATCCATCATCTTCTATTGTTTCTCTTTTCTTGTAACAGCTTGAAAATATCAAACTATCTGCATCAAATAGTACTATCATTTTTTATTAGTTTTAAAATGTATTTCCAGGTTTCTAACTCTCTATCTGTAGATTTCAAACAGCTTACTAATTGCTCTTCGTTTAATTCTGTTTTACTATTTACAATTAAAGTAGCGTAGTTATTTGATTCTCTTTGTAATGATTCTATCTTTGATACTGCTTTCCAGTATGCTATATCTTTTACATCCATACAATTAGCATTACGATTAGTACTATAAAAGCTATAAGTACGTTTTTATCTTCTTTTTTCATATATTATTTGTTTTTTAAAACGGACACTCCGGTTTTTCAATTGTTAGCATTTGACTATTATTAAAGTTGATTGTATGCAATAGTTAGGGTGCATAGCTTTATCTCGTCATTAAATACATCATCTTTATGTGATAATCTATAAATCCCATTTTTTTTGCGTGTTTATTGGCTAAATCAGGAGTTTTAAAATGCTTAAATGTTAAATCTTCGTTTCCTTTACGAATGAAATAAACCTCAGGGTAATGTTTAATTTTTGTCATCTTAATTTTCGTTTATTAATTCATCAATTTGCTCTTTACAGTCGTCAACTGACATTCCGTGTCTTGCAGCACATTCACTATCGCTTAAATCGTAATACGCATAATTTAAATAACATAAATTTTCATAGTTATAGTCGTTTTTAACTATTTCAAATCCCTTATAATCTATTGATACTTTCATAATTTTTATTTATTTAATAATATTTTTTTTAATTACCCACTACGCACCCTAACAATAGTTATGTGCAAGGCTATATTCCGTGTTCTAAAGACGAAATTTCATCCTTGATACGTTCAATAATATATTCAGAATGCACTTGTTCTAAATCTTCAACCAATCCTTTTAATTGGTCAATCAAATATGCTCCCATCAGTTCTTTAACCGCTTCTGCATTAATTTCAATATCCTTTTGTGTAATGTCGGGATTGTGAAAAGGATAGCGCTGTTTGATAATTTCGTCTTTTGTCATTTCGTTTTCAAATTAAAAAATATTCACTTGTTGGCATAATAAATTTCGTTAAGCCAACCCACAAAAAATAAAACTATCCTATAAAACGGGTTTGGCGTAATGCCACCAGATAGTTTGTGCCTAAATTTAAAGTTCGTGCAAGGGACAAACAGAGACAAAGCCGCAAAACGTTAGGAACCCCATCTTTCAAAGTCAATATCTCTTAACTTAAATGATTCTTCTTCTCTTATCGCTTCTCTGATTTGTTCGTAGTACATATCACTTGCACTATATTCGTCTAATAGAGAGGCTCTAATATATTTCAATTTATTAGTCACAAATACGTTCTCTGTAACTTCCATACAAGATATACACATATTTAAATTATTTATTATTTCTTCTTTGTTCATCTTGTTTAAGTTTGATTAATAATTGTTTTGCTTCTTGTTTCAATCGGTACTCTTGTTCCCAAATTGTTTCTCTTTTTTCAAATGCTTTCTTGTTTGCCATTTTGTTTTTGTTTTAAATTCTTTTACAAATATAAACAAGTTTTTAACACAAATTACATTTTAACTAAATATTAACATAAAAAAAAAGAGTAGCTATTTGCTACCCTTAATTTGATTTCTACATATAGAATACCTTTGGTCTTTATCAGGGTATTCTTTTGTCATAACTTTATCTGACATACAACGTTGTAAAAACTCTTGTTCGTTTTCTGTATTTCTTTTTTCAGGTATTGGCATAATATTTATTTTTTATTAATTATATTTCTATAAACTTTGTTTACTCTTTCTGAATTAATTCCTCTTGAATGATAAAAATCTAATACTCTTAAAATTCTTGTAATTGGTTTAAATCTGCTCTTTGTCATTTAATTGTTTTTTTAGTTTTTGTATGTAAAGCGTTGCGTCCATAAGTTCCTCTTGAAAGTGTTGTAACCATTCTAAAGTACTTAAATCTGTTCTATCTAATGTAACATTATATTTGTTTATTCCTGCTTCAGAACGTTGTTTGAATTGTTCTATTACTGATTCTACTATTGTATCTTTCATTTAAATCTTTTTGAGTGTAATTTATATAATTCCATTATTTGCTTTAAAGCATCGTATTCTGTAAATTCAGTTTTAATATCGTTTTCTTTTAAATAAAATACTTCTTTATAATTTGATATTTGATATTTAATAATATGATATTTAGTTTTATAAGGTTTTAAAATATACGCCAAATCATTTTTTAAGCAAATATTCATACATTCGATTTCATTAGAAGTAGGCATATATTTATTAACTTGCCTTTTTGCCATTATTCTAATCTTAAAAATTCAGCTTCAGCGTGTTCTACAAACCATTCTTTGTTGTTTTTGTATTTATCAATGACTGAATCAATCATTACTAACTCATCTATTGTTGACTTTTGTAATTTAATTATGATGTTTTCAATAGCTCTTAATACGTTTGTGGTTGTTTCGGGTGATGTTTGATATACCTTTTGATATTCATTCCTTACTACTTCTTCTAAATCTTTGTTAAGACTATTTATCTTATGCTTTATTTGTTGTTTGTATTGAGTAGTGAAAAATAATGATTCATTTGCTTCTAACAATAATTGACTTAATAATACTGATTTCAAATATTCTAATTGTATTGCGTTTACTTCCATTTTTTTGCTTTTGTTATTTCTAAATATGCTACTTC